TTTGTGCCTACGCCGAATCTTAGGGCCAGAGTATTCATGCTCTGTCGAAACAACGGTTCTGTCTCCAGCAATGCGAGAGTCGATGACTTTAGTTTTAGATTGGCAGTTCGGGCAGTTCATCGTTTGGCTTCCATTCTTGTGTTGATTCTTCTGATAGAACCTTGTCTCTGGCTCGGTCTGCTGGGATGTTCAGCATATCGCAACATGCCTCGTAGAATTTTGTGTTGAAAAAATCCCTTGCAGTCCGCTTCGCTTCTTCTCGTTCGTTCTTTGGACAGGCAGAAGGAACCTTCTTGCGAACATCATCCACCGCATAAAGCATCATTCCTTCCAGCAATTTTATTACCGGATCAATTGCTGTTTTCATTTCGCTTTGTTCTTTAGAATTTGGCAGATCGTTGCGACTGCTTCCTGCGGATCGAAGTTCAGTCCAGAAGTGACAACCTCGCACCAGATGCCATCTATCTTTACCTCATAGCTAGTGCGCTTGCAGTCGTCATCACTTGAATCGTAGGAACGGAGCGGGAACCCAAGGAACGATTGGTCTGGAGGGTGTGCCTGTTCAAACTTCATTCGCGCAATCTCACCCTCTGCGAGCATTCGCTTATACCTTTCGTTGCGTAGCTCGGCTCGTAAAGAATCAAGCTCGCACATTGTCAGCAGTCCGGGGTTGGCTAGTTCTGGTTCATCGGCTGGACGGACATTATATTTCCAGCCTTCTTCGGATTCCGGCATAGACATTATGCCGAGTGTTTCGTGTGTGTTCATACATCCAACTTGAACGGCACTGCATGTTGTGTCAACATTCAAATTCTATGAACAAAAAATTCATCCATCTCGGATGCGAAATTTCTGTTGATGGAAATATCGCAACCGTTCGCAAGCCAGACGGGAGCAGGGAAAGAATCACATTGTATCTCACAAAATCGTCAGTAGATTTTGATGGAATTGAAAAAACATTGAAGGATTATATTGATCTGAAATTCGGAGAAACCTTGATTACTGTTTAACAATATGAAGCCAGAAGAAAAAATTAAAACCTACTTGGAAGAATCTATCCGACTCATCGAGTCAGCCATGCTCTACACCGTGCGAGATCAGATCAATTATGCCGCAGATGAAATTGATCTTGCCAACGAGAAGATCATGCAGGCATACGCAATCGCTAGAGAATATTCCGACCTGTAAAAAAAAAGTTTGGACACTACACCGAGAGAGTGTAGAGTCTGAGTTGCTGTAGCAATACAGCCGTCCGTGTGGAAACGGATGCCAACTGAAGATTAAATCGAAATATAAATATATCACCTCTCCGCTACGGAATATTTCCACCCGACAATCAATCGGTCTTCAACCGTAGCGGGGGGTGGCCCCTCTTAATATGGAATATAAAATTGAGCAATACGAACGGTGCGACACAATGCACGATGGAAGTATTGAAGACATACTCATTGGAGTTACGAAGCCATCAATGGACAGGTTGCTCAAGATGCAAAACCCCGGCGACTGCATTGCCCTGTATGCCTTCTATTGTTATGTGAGAAAATGGCAGAAGAACAGCAATGTGTTTGCCACCTCTGAGTATGCCATGAAAGCCCTAGACTGGGGAAGAGATAGGTTCTCAAGAGCCAAAAGCCAACTTGTAGAATGTGGGTTTATTTCAGATGTAAAAGTCAGGACTGAAGAAAACCGAATAGATGGATGGTATGTAAAGGTTCGATACGCCATGAATTCCACCCTAGGGAAATTCCACACTACGGAAATCCCACAGGGTGGAAAAACCTCAGACAAATACCCTTTAATGGTAAATGAAATACCTTTTAATGGTAAACAAATACAAGAGCGTGATGAAAAGAAGAAAGAATTGAAAGCCTCAAGCGAGGAATTTGATTCATTTTATTCTTCCTACCCGAAGAAAGTAGCCAAGCCGAATGCTCGGAAAGCATGGGACAAAAACAAGTGCAACCTAGAGCAAGTTCTACCAGCCCTAGAGAAGCACAAGAAGACTTGGAACGATCCTCAATTTATTCCTCACCCTGCGACATGGCTTAACCAACGCAGATGGGAAGACGATGTTCTTGTTAAACAAGAATCATCCGCACCGAAAGGTGGTAGGATGACACCAGCAGAAGCAGTGAAGAACAACGGATGGACAGACGAGTTCTGGACATGGCTACACGGAACTATGGACAGAACGGACATTCAGCGTGACTACCTAACCACGGTAGAAGACCGCTGGCTAGTCGAGTTCATCGCATTCAAAAAAACCAACGGATATTTTTAATTTCTGTTGACCAACCAAAACAAACCAACCAAAGTAAAACAACCTATGAAACACACGACCCTCAAACTTGTGGGTATCCAACTCAAATACGCAGGCCAAATGACATGGCTCTACATCAAGCGGGAGTGGTATATGCTTCTCCTCATTTTCACATTGATTCTGGACAACATCATTAAATTTATCCTACGCAAATAAAGTATATGATTGTAATGCTGGATACATCTGGGAGCTTGCAAAAAGCGAAAGACGAGCTTGGATGCGAGGTAGAACAATTGATAACCCCATTAACTAGACGCGCCATCCAAGCACCAAATAAACATTATTGTATTGACAATGGAGCATTTGCTACATTTGAATTAAAAGGGTTCCTTACTTTATTAGAAAGGCAGAAACCGGAAAAGCATCTATGTCGATGGGTAGCTGTTCCAGATATAGTTGGTAGCGCACGGAGAACCATTGAGGTTTTTCATAGGTGGAAAAATAGAATAGATTTTCCTCTTGCGTTCGTGTGCCAAGATGGTCAGGAAGACTTGGAGATTCCTTGGGATGAAGTATCGGCTATCTTCATCGGCGGCACAACCGAATGGAAGATGTCAAACCATGTCGTTCAAATCATAAAAGCTGCACAAGCTCTGGAGAAGTGGGTTCATGTCGGAAGAGTAAACACGCCCGGACGATTTGAGTATTTCGAGAATCTTGGCGTTGATAGTCTGGACGGAACAGGACTCGGCAGATACACCCACATGCGAAAAGCAATCTACGAACTTCACAACCAACCCAAGCTAATATGAACACCTACGAGACTACGCACCGGGCTGCTTGCCCGAACGGAAAACTGATAGATACTTACGAGATCAAGATAACGAGCCACAACACGCTCATCGTTGAGGATTTGATGGAAATCCTCGCTAACTCGCCAAAAGAAATCTACCAAGAAGACTTGGCAGACCATCTCCGCGCCAAGATCGGAGCAAAGGTAGAAGTAATCGGATGGCACTACGGAATCAAAATAACCTGCACAAGAGAATGAAAACTACAGTATTCAAAGACTTCACATTTAGCGCGGCGCATTATCTAAATATACCAGATCACCAATGCTCTGTAATGCATGGACACAATTACAAGGTGAGGATAGAATGCTCTGGGCAAGTAAACGCACTCGGAATGGTCATTGATTTCAACGAGATCAAAAAAAGAATTAATCCAATAATTAATAAACTAGATCACTCGGTTATAAACGATATACTTGTTGGAACAACAACATCTGAATACATTGCGTCTTGGATATTTAAGCAAGCAAACGATCAATTGGGCAATGTGTCAAAGGTTACTGTCTTTGAGACTGATACTTGTGGCGCTATTGTTGAACGATAATTCCATTAAATTTTGTAAATAACAAAAAAAAGAAACACACACATGAACGAATCAGGCCACTACTACGACCTCACAGGCAAAGCAGTCTTTGAGGTTCCTAACAAAACAAAAGGCGGTTATCGCAAAACAACTCTCCGAGACGCAAAAGGACTCGGTTTACTGCCATCAGTCACAACAATCTTCAAGTGCCTAGCATCACCAGAGCTTGACCGCTGGAAACAACAGCAGGTTCTGATGGCAAGTTTAACCCTTCCTCGCAATCAAGACGAAAGCGACGAGGATTATTGCTCCCGCATCATGCAGGATGCCTTCAAGCAGGTTGACGATGCGGCTGACCTTGGAACGAACATCCACAAGGCACTAGAGAACCACTTCCAAGGCGAGGCATACGATTCCGCAATGGAGTGCTATGTCGCGCCAGTCAAGAAGTGGGTGGAGCATAATAGAGTCACCTTCCTAAAGCACGAACTGCGGTTAGTGAATCCTGAAGTTGGCTATGCTGGCACAACTGACGCTCTCATTGAGAAGGATGGAGTGCTACATATCCTCGACTACAAGAGCCGCAAGACCAAGCCTGATTTCGAGATCAAGCCTTGGGCAAAGGAGCCAATGCAGATCGCGGCATACGCCAAGGTCGCTGGCGCAGTAAGAGGAGTCAACCTTTACATCTCAACAACCGAGCCGGGGCGTATCGGTGAAGCGTGGTATGACGAGAAAACTCTTAACGAAAACTACGAAGCCTTCACCCACATCTGCAAATACTGGCAGTTCTCGACAGGCTATCAACCACCCAAGAAATAATATGAAAAGACAAGAAGTATTGAACAACCAACTGGACGAGATCATGGACAGCTTTGATTTCGATCAAGTCGGGAAAATGATGTCAGCCACCGATTGGATATGGGCGCGATCAGAAAATGGTGTTCCAAATCAGCGTGAGTTGCGGCAAGAGGCTAGGAGATTGATGAAGCAAGCAATCGCAGGAGAAGATTGCGCTACTGGTGGCTTCCGAACTTGGGTTACTGACGGAACAGATAAGGATGGGCCTTGGACAAAACTCAACCTGTCTTTCGGTATTGACACCATCCACGATGGGGAGACTCACGAATAGAATTATGGAAACAAACGAAGAACTGAAGAAGGAAATCGCATCATTGAAACGCAGGCTCACATCGGCTCTCAAGCAGAGAGACGAATGGGCAATGAAGTATGCGAAGGTCATGGAATCTTTGCCTCAAGAAAAAAAATCTTAAAAATTATTTTGACATTGCCGATAGAAAAACTAATCTGAATGCTTAATGAACACACAATCTGAAAACATCGGCGACCTCGCAGCCGCTCTAGCAAAGGCGCAAGCGGAGGTTGGAACAGTTCACAAGGATTCCGCGAATCCGTTTTTTCGCTCAAATTACGCTTCTCTCGCGGCAGTATGGGAAGCGACCCGTCCTATCCTTTCAAAGCATGGCTTGAGTGTTGTTCAGCTTCCGTCACACGACGAGTCTGGATACTATGTCGAGACAATGCTAATGCACGGGTCGGGACAATGGATCAAGAGTCGGACATACATGAAACCCGCGAAGGACGATCCGCAAGGAATCGGTTCACTCATTTCGTATGCTCGCCGCTATGCGCTCCAAGCTGTAACGATGGTTTGCCCTGATGACGACGATGGCGAAGCAGCAATGGGTCGGAACGCTCCTACTCAGAAGCCCGTAGAATCGCCGAAGCTCGTCCAGAAGGCAGAGCCAGCCAAGTCGCAGGAAAAGAAGCCCACAGAGGCTCCTAAAGCGAAAGAAACGGCATCTAAATTCAACGGCGAGAATCATCAGGCACTCTTCCAAGAGTTGATGAAGCTCGGATACACACCAGAAGAGTTCCTTGAAGCCCACAAGTGGGCTAAGGACGAGCGTGTTCCAGTTAAAGCAAACGACTTCTTTAAGATGTCAGACAACACTTCATCACTATTCCTTTTCGATGGTATGGACGCCATCAAAAAAACAATCGTAGCTTACAAGGCTATTGCAGAGTAACATTAACTAAATCAAATATATGGCTAAAGAAAACAGCGGATTCCTATCGAAGAACAAGTATAAGAAGGAAGATAAACATCCCGACATCAAGGGTAAAATCAATGTCGGCGGTAAGGATTACGAGCTTGCCGGATGGGAGAAGACTAACGATAACGGGAAGTATTATTCCTTGAAACTATCGGAGCCTCGGCAACAACAGGCTGAAGCATTCTAATTTGTTGTGCGACAAGTGGGCGGGAGTTAATGGTTTTCCTCCCGCCCACACCTCGCAATAATCCTATGGAATACCTTGTATTAACCAAGCAGATCAGCGACGATCACTACACATTCGCTAAGTTCTTTAATGGCGAAGACGAGGTTATTGACCACATTAAATCAATCCCTCAAGACAAATTTCAACGGGACATCAGGGTAATTTCCGAAAGCAACCTCAAGGTTACGCATGATTTTGACGACGAGGATTTGCTAGACACTTATATAGACATTCGCGCAACAGCTTTAATTGATGAAGAAAACGAATAACAACGATTCTTTCCTTGGGCTATATGTCACCAACGATATTAAGAAATCGCTTGGCAAGATAGCAAAGTCTGAACACAGAAGCCTTTCCGGTATGGTTCGCGTTATTGTCGAACGATACCTGAGTAAACAAAAACCAAAATAAAAACCAACACATGACAACAACATTAAAGGGTTCATTCCAAACCCCTAAAGGAATAATCGAGCGCACACAATTAGCGGAAATGCTTTCTGCTAAATACAAAACAGATGTGAAGACAGCACTTCGTCTTATCAAGGTATGTGAACAGGACGATATGATTGACGAGGACGCACCAGCAAATCATTTTGAGTTACTGGAAGAAGCTTGTGCAATCCTCGCATTTGATCGCGGGGAGATCGACGCAAAGGAATTAAAGATGACAATCGTTAAGGAAGAATTAAAGCAAGGAACAGAGCAGAGTATTCTGGAGGCAGCGATCACAACCGGAATGCACAATGGTTATTCGGCCTTGGCAGAACGCTATGAGTTCAACAATCTAACTCAATTCACGCCACGCGAAGGCGTAATCCCTTGTCCAGAGGATTATGCGGCGGCAATCGGCCTCGGCGTGGACATGAGTAGCAAAGGTATGTGGCTTGCTGGAGAAGGCATTCGCCACCTGTATGCGCTCGGATACGAGAATGTTGTTACTCAAATCGCGGCTAACCTTAAGCTGTCTTACTCTCATGTATCCGCATGGGCAAGGACAGCACAACGCATTCCTATTAAGTATCGTTCGGAGATTTCTCCAACAGTAGCAGTCGAGATTGCTTGTTCTAAATACTCGGAAGATGAAAAAGAGAACAACAAGAAGGTTATCGAATTGGTAGAGAAAGCCTGCAAGGAAGGCTGGACGGCACTAGAAGCTCGCTCCCATGTCCGCATGGAGCAGGGAAAGGAACCGCTAGGCAAGGCTCCCAAGCAAGCTCCGTGGATTAAGGAGTTCGGTAGTGCGGAGGAATTGCTGATCGTTGCCAGCCAATACAACATCGGCGGTGGAGCAGGCGAGCTGGACCAGTATCACTTCGTCGGTAAACTGGTGAAGATTTTCCGCCAGTTGCGCGAAGAAACTAGATCAGCAATCAAGTTAATCATCGGAGATCGTCTAAAGGAACATGAATCTCTAGAGAAATCTGGCAAGGCTGGTTTGTTTGACGAGGATACAATTCAAGAACTAAGGAAACTTTCCAAATGAAGACAAATAAAAACAAAAGCAAACAAATTGAAATTGAAACAGGGCCAATGGGAGAAGCTGGAATCTTGTCGCTCAAAGACATTGCGGCAAGCATTCAAAAGACAATCGAGTTGAACGATAGTGAGTTGTCAGACAAAGACGGCACACCACTTGGCTATCAATTCCCGAAGGAAGTAATCGAGAAATTCGATGAGGCTCGTTTCCTGTGTCTATTAACTGACGCATACCTGACATCCTTTGCGGAGTTCTTTCAAGGCAACCAGAGCGTGCAGTCTTTCCTAGAAAATCTGGATAAGATCAAGTCTGGCTTGAAGTAATGCACACACTCAACGCATCCGTCCCTCAACACATCTACGGATTCGTAGAGAAGGAGATTCTTTACGGGCTTGATATGGAGGCAGGGACAGAGCCGTGCGTGATAACGGGTGTTACTTCTATTCCATCCAGAGCATTGCATTTCTCTATCCTGTGTGAAAGCGGAGCGCAATGGGCAAGGATTCCGTTGCACTACCTTTACCACGACAAGCCGGGTGACGAATATCACCCGCTGGAAGACCTGCAAATGTGGGATTGTATGGGATGGGAGTTTTCAGTTTGCCAGTATTCCTATTTCCGCGAGATGTCCTGCACATTTAGAAGCAGGAGTGGCAAAGAGATTCCTGCACGATATTGGTTCACATTGGATCACACCGACAACGGCTATAGTCTCTCGCCTGTTCAGCACAAGTGTTACCACATTCTGCTTCTGGAAGACGGCAGTTCGCAGATCGCGGCCATGCCTAACAACAGGATTAGGTGGCACGATCCGTCATTTGCGAATAGCGAATCTCCATTGCCAGCATACAAAGTGATGGCGAATTACACTTGGCATTGCGAGTCAAATGCTTTATTGAATCCACAAGATACTGCTATTACACAAGATGCCTAAACGAAAGAATGGAGAGTTGACAGAGGGAGAGAAGCGTTACTGCATGGAGCGGGTTCGCGGAAAGAGTCTCGCCAAGGCATACGAAGCGTCTGGCTACGCCGCTACGCATGGGAAATATGCCGCAATCCGTGGTGCGAAGATTGAGAATCGGCCCCATGTTCAGAAGTATATGGCAGAACTTCGTGAATCTGTTTGGGTTCAGAATGCCATGAGCATTGCCGAGAAGCGTTCCCTGCTTGCTGATGTAGCGAGAGCAAAGCCAGCAGACATAACCGAGGAGTCTCCAATCGCATCCTTGTCCGTTGACGGAGAGGGTAATCGAAGTCTGCAAGGCCCCAAGATTGGCGACAAGTTAAAAGCCATCGAACTAGACAGCAGGCTTTCCGGTGAGCTTTCCGGCGACGATAACAAGACCCAAGTTCTGATTCAGTTAGTAAATGACAGGCTGGAAATGCCAAGCATGGGGGAGGTGAAGGAAATTGAAGAGTAGCAAAGGTTTGTATAGTAATATTCACGAAAAACGAGCAAGAATCGCTGCTGGTAGCGGCGAGAAGATGCGGAAGGTCGGGAGCAAGGGCGCACCTACAGCGAAAGCGTTTAAGCAGTCAGCTAAGACTGCCAAGAAGTAAAAGCAAAAGGGGATTGGTTTTTAAGGCCAATCCCCGTTTTGTTGTGTGTTATATTTTTCTAGCGTAGTTTTTTAGTAGGCAGATTACTTTGTCTGCATCGGATTCTCGGTAGTTCCAGACATCACCTATCGGCAATCCGATTTTCTGTTTCAGTTTGATTATCAGTTCAATCTTCCTGCGAATCCCGCTTGATGCGCGTGAACTCATTCGTTCCTCCTTTCCGTTTGTATGCCAGAACCTTGCCGTCTTCTGTCATAATACAGCAGTTGTCCTTGATGCGCTCGACTCCGTAAATCTCGGCGAGTGGGAGGGAATCAAACGCCCGATTCTCGTAGGTTGTGGATAGGATAACCATTTTGTTGTGTGTTATTTAATCCTTATGATCCTGTGGACACGATCAAACATCTCGCATCCGTCGATGAACCCAATCTCGTATGCGAGCCGATCCAGTTCCTTGCGATAGTCGTTGTAATTGAATCCGCATTCGTATCCGTCTTGAAAGCCTTGATCGTATGCTTTGCGTTGCCAGTAGTCCGTGAAGACCGGATCGCATATCCGTTCATAGAATCTAGCGTCTGCATTTAGGGTGACGAGTGACAAAGCAAGTGCTGTTAATATCTTTTTCATAGTGTGTTGTTTTTCATATCCGACATTCCAGAAACATATTCTACTTCACCATACCATCTAGTTCTATTGTTTATGCACCATTCAATTATGCTCTCTGACAATTCACCCGAATCATCACTCCAAACAATCTCATTTTCTTCGATAAATGGAACTTCTAGGTTTTCAAAACCAACAATCTTGCGGGATTCTATGTGTAATGCGTCAATTTTTCCGATAAGTTTAGCTATTTTCTTTGCGGTTTTAACTAGCTTCTTTGCTTCCGATTTTAGAATTAGGTTTTTTGATTTCATAGTGTGTTATTTCCAGATTTTGCCGACAAGTTCCAAGTATTTCCGCATAGGTGTTCTCATTGGAATGATCCTGCGAGTTCTGTCCCGCCGAATCCATTCGCAATCGTCGAGAGTTCCGTCTGGAAAATACCAAGCGGAGCAACGCCCGGTGAATTTCGGCGATGTTATGTTGTGCAGAACGAATCCGTTCTTGGGGAATATCCCGCCGTTTTCAAATATGGCTTTCTGTATTTTCATTTTATTCATCCTTTCCGATTGCTTTAAGTGCGTGAGCAAGAATGTCTGCCCGTGTGTCGTTAGGACTGACTACCATTGCGGCTATGTCCTGCAATGCTGTAAGTAGTCTTTTCTCGCGTGAGGTCATGCCCCGTTTGCGTGTGTGTTTTTTCCAGTTGGTTTGTGTTGGTTTCATTTTGTCTTTTTGGTTTTGGGTTGTGGGTAGAAGGATGACCGGAATTTCGGCGTGTAGTTTTCGCAGGTTTTAGCTAGGCGAATGTATGCTTCTGGCGGGAGACAGGTGTGTTCTGTTTTTTCGATTGCGTTCATTTTGTTAGGTTATGGTTTATGGTTTTGCTATTTTGTAAATGTATTTTTTGCTAGGCGCATTTCCAAGCCACACGGCCCATGTTCGCGGTGCGATTCTTGCGTATTCGCCAGATGGCATTGAGCTTGGAACTGGATTGGAACCCCATAAAAATAGAGTTGCTGGAATTTCATTAGAGAATTTTGCGATTTTCATGTGTGTTTATGGTTTATGTTTAACAATAAAGCAGGACATTCTCGCGTTGTGCCTAGCAACACGGATTGCGTTGCAGATGGCTTTTGCGCGAGGGATGGTGATTCTGATTTCGTCTAGGTTGTGGCGGTTTGAGTTCTTGACCTCGAATGCCATTAGATCGTGGATTTCGTTTAGCAGTGTGTTCATTTTGTTATTTCTCTGATTGCTTTGATTGACTGCTTAATATATCCCCGGCTCAGTGGTGATTTTCTCTGCTTCCAAAATTGCATTATTGTGAGGTAGAGAGAAGTCACGATTGCTCGCTTTGTTTCGAGTGATAGATTCATTGTGGTAATTGTTTAATTATCCATTCGGCTTCTTTTTTCGCGGCTTTTTTAGTGAGATAGGAACCATGCCATGTGTGGTCAATGAAAAGCATCCAACGACGCGGGAACATTCGCTTTTCGATTTTGACTACTGGCAGGATCATTTTCAACGGGTCAATGTGTGGTGATGTTGTCATTGTGGGTTTTCTATTTTGTTGTGTGTTGTGTTTCTGCTTTGAACAAGCGGATTGCCTGTTTTTTCGTGCGTCCGAAATACTGGCGGGAGATTAAACGCCCGTCGATTATATCGGAAATTTCGATTGCGCCTTGGTATGTTTTGCGAATGTTCACGCTTCCCCCCTTGCTTTACGGATAGCTTCACGGGCTTGTGCAATCGCTTCGCAATTTTGCAAACCTTCGTGTGTTGCGGATTGATCGAGTGTTGATGATCGAGAAAGCAATTTTTCGAGAGCGGAGAGTAAATCTGGTGCAGAAGCTATAATGTGAGCATTTGCGATTGATTCCGAAATACCGGAATCAATTCCAGTGTCATGTGTTCGCAAATAATCTTTTACAGCTTCAATGCTCCAAGGGCCGGGTGTGTGTTCTGTTTGTGTTTTCATTTTTCTGTGTGT